AGTAAATGAGTATACCTGAACGAGTCAAGACTAAGATGAAAGATGCTGGACTTAAGTCTGTGAATAAACCACAGCGACTTAACGATAGCACTAACAAGTCTCACCACGTTATGGCTAGTGAAGGTGGTAAGTACAAGTATATTAAGTTTGGTCAGGAAGGTGTTAAGACTAACCAGACCGTAGGACAACGAGAAGCCTTTAAGTCTCGTCATGCTAAGAACATTAAGAAGGGTAAGATGTCTGCAGCTTACTGGGCCGATAAGGTTAAGTGGAGTAGCAGCAAAACTAAATCCTCTTCTAAGAAGTGGGTTAAAGGTTCTTAATGTCTCTTATCTCTCATCTACCATTACCTAATATGCCGTTTCAAACTCATGTAAACATAGTCTTTGAAAATGGTGTAGGTGAGCCTGTAAGAAAAGATGTGGACACAAAGGAACCTACAAGAGTCACTCCTGATACACCAGTAGAAGACCTTAAGCTGGTTAATCAAATGTATGCCTACAATCCTAATCCAAATAAACTACGAACTCCTGATGGACAAATCGTAGATTTTATTATAGCTTAGACAGGAATTACTAATGCCTAAAACAGAATCATCCCGTGCTGATCAAAAGATCAAGCAGTTACGAAAGCGTATATCAAATTTAGCACCTGTACATAAGCGTAAATTATTAAAAGAAAACTCTGTCAGTAACATTATTGAAGGTTTAAGAGCTACAGGTACTGCAGCTAAATCTGTTTGGAACTCTAAAAAAGTAAGTGCTCTTGAGGCAAAGATAGCTAAATTAGAAGCTGCTAAAGAGGAATCTCGTCAGTTAAAAGAAACAAAAGCTTTTAAAAAAGGTAAGCCTTTTGCGGAATATTACGGTAAATCTGCTAGGCTATTAAAAAAAGCTAAAGTAAAAAAATAATAATTGCTTAAAGGAAAAACTATGCAAAAGAAAATGAATCCAGGAATGGCAGCACTAAAAAAGAAAGCACCAGCAGTAGCTAAGAAGATGGGCTACAAGTATGGTGGTATGGCTAAAAAGAAAATGGCCTATAACAAAGGCGGTATGGCAAATTGCGGTGCCTCTATGAAAGCTACACAAGGAAGTAAATAATGGCTCCTATTGTACTAGTTCTAGGTAATATGGCGGTACAAGTTACCTCTGCTTTAATACGTAAGCAGTTGATGAAGCTTGGATTTAGAACCGCTAAAAATTATAAGAAGTATTCTAATGTAACTAAAGTTACTAGAGATAATGCTGCTAATGTCCTTAATAAAGCTCAGAAGTTATCTGATGAGTTAAGACCTTCTGGTAGAGATTTAGCTAAAAAACCTAGAATTATCCGTAGGAAGCCTGACGAGAAACCGCCAGAAGCTCAAACTTCTATACCTAAAACTAATCGAGTAGTAAATGCTAAGTTTGACAGAAGTCAAAAATTAAGTAGGTTTGAAAAAGCTGGTAAGCCTTCAACTAATACTCCCCCTGGAACAACTACACCTTTTACTAGAATTAAAACAAGTAGGCGAATCAGTCCAGTTGGGCCTACTGCTGTTTCTGCTGCAAGTGAAAAACCTACTATAGATTCTAAACCATTACCTAGAGGACCAAAAGTTTCTAATAGTGGATCTAAACAACCTGGATACCCTAGAACTGGGCCTAGAGCAGATAAGCTACCTAAAAATAAACCTACTGGAGAAAGTAAAGTTACTAGGTCAGATAGTCCTTCAGGTTTAGGTAGCATTAAAGATGATATGTTAGCACTGGCTCGTGAAGCTGGGTTTAGGAGTGTAGATACAGCTCCACCACCTAATACTCTTAAAAGGGTAGTTAGACCTAAAGCAAAACCAGCTGTAGTTAAAAAACAATTATCAGCTTTTGGCAGTGCATTTAAAAAGGCTCGTGCTAATAAAAAATATTCTTTCTCCTTTAAAGATAAAGAGTATACTACTCGTTACAAAGAAGAAACTGTAGCAGAGCATAAGAAAAAATTTAAGAAGAAAAAATAATGGTAGAAGCAGTACGTTATAAAACAACTACAGAAAGTACAGCTGTGTCTGCTACGTCAGGTGGTGCTAGTGGTAATGTGCTTTATACTTGCCCTGCAGTACACACTGCTACTATTGATATGTTAATGGTAACTAATGGTAATACGTCAAATCAAAAAATAACTATAGAGTTTTACCATGCAGATGATACAACGTATCACAATTTTATAGAGGCTAAATCTGTTTCAGGTAATACCGCACTAAATGTTTTAGGTTCAGCACGTATGCATTTACATGCAGGAGATAAAATTGTAGTGTCTAAAGATGGTGGTACATTTGATGTCACTATTTCTGTACGGGAATTTTATAACCCTAACCGTTAATGCATAACGGGGTTGCAATCTTATCTCTAGTATGATATAACTATTTATGTAAAACTACTCCTGCACAAATAAAAGGAGTGGTGCTATGTTTAAGAAGATATTTAAAAAGATTCAAGAGAATCAACAACGAAGAGCAAACTATTGGATACTCATGAACTTGAGTGACAAAGAGTTGCATGATATGGGGATCAGTAGAGGTGAAATCAGGCAAAAAGTCTACAGTTAATGCAGCGGGTAATTATACTAAGCCTAGTATGCGTAAGCGCCTTGTTGCTTCCGTCAAAGCTGGAGGGAAAGGTGGAGCACCAGGACAATGGTCCGCCAGGAAAGCCCAGATGGTTGCAAAGCAATATAAAGCTAAAGGTGGAGGATATAAGTCATGAAAGTAAATGCACCTAAAGGTTATCATTGGATGAAACAAAAAGATGGTAGCTTAAAACTAATGAAACATGCAGATAAGTTTGTTCCTCATAAGGGTGCATCTCTTACTGCTAATTTCCCTGTGCAAAAGAAACACGATGCCAAAAAGTAAAAGTCAAAAAAGTTTAACTGCTTGGACTAAGCAAAAGTGGAGAACCAAAAGTGGTAAGCCATCGACGCAAGGTCCAAAGGCCACAGGTGAAAGGTATCTACCTGAGAAGGCTATTAAGTCTCTTAGTTCTTCTGAGTATGCCGCTACATCACGAGCAAAGCGAAAAGGCACTGCTAAGGGTAAGCAGTTTGTGGCTCAACCTAAGAAAATTAGAGCCAAAGTAAAACCGCATAGGAAAGTTACATGACAGAAAAGCAACAAAAGTTTCTTGATGCATTGTTTGGTGAAGCCGAAGGCAACCCAGTTAAAGCACTTAAGATTGCAGGGTATGCTCAGGGAGAATCCTCTGCAAGAGTTATGGCTCCTTTAAAGGATGAAATTGCTAATCGTACTCGTGACTTTATTGCTACCAATGGCCCTCGTGCTGTTTGGTCTTTAATGAACGTTATGACTAATCCAACAGACTTAGGAAATAAAGAGAAGATGGCTGCTGCTAAAGACTTCTTAGACCGTGCCGGTTTTGTAAAGACCGACAAGGTAGAAGTCAAGTCAGAAAGCCCACTGTTTATTTTACCACCTAAAGAAAATGAAGCTTGATAAAACTTGGAAACTTCCAAAGCCTGACAAAACCGAAAGTGGCTATGTTTGGCACCCAGTAGTAAGAGTAGGTAGACAAGTGCCATTTGGGTACTTACAAGATCCAGATGACAAAGATGTACTAATACCTATTCCAGAAGAACTAGAACTGTACGAACAAGCAAAGAAACACCTAAAGCAGTACAGTTACCGTGATGTAGCCAATTGGTTAAGTGATCAGTCAGGCCGGCATATATCACATGTAGGACTATATAAGAGAGTAAGACTTGAGCAGAAGCGTAAGAGAGAAGCTGCAAACCAACGCTACCTTGCCGAGCGGTACAAAGCGGCTCTCGACAAAGCGGAAAAAATCGAAGCCCAAATCCGTGGTGGTAGAGAAGAGTCCAGCCCAGCCGAAGCCTGAAGCTTTAGACTATGAAGAGATAGCTCGTGAAGTTATCTTTGAACCCAACGAGGGTCCACAGACAGACTTCCTTGCATCTACGGAGCAAGAAGTATTATACGGAGGGTCAGCTGGTGGAGGTAAGTCTTATGCTATGGTGGCTGATCCTGTCCGTTACTTAGGCAATCCTAATGCTAGGATGCTCCTAGTGCGTAGGAGTACAGAAGAACTCAGAGAACTTATCTCAGTATCCAAGCAGCTTTATCCTAAAGCTATCCCTGGAATTAAGTTTATGGAACGAGATAAGACTTGGGTAGCACCTAGTGGTGCAACTCTCTGGATGTCTTATCTAGACCGTGACGATGACGTTATGAGGTATCAAGGTCAAGCTTTTAATTGGATTGGCTTTGACGAACTTACACAGTGGCCTACACCTTACCCTTGGAACTACATGAGGTCACGACTTAGAACAACTAAAGCTAGTGGCTTACCACTCTATATGAGGGCTACTAGCAACCCTGGAGGTCCAGGGCATCAGTGGGTCAAGAAAACTTTTATTGACCCTAGTACTCCCAGTGAGGCATTTTGGGCAACGGATACAGATAGTGGTGAAGTTATATGCTGGCCGAAAGGTCACACTAGAGAGGGTGAACCACTATTTAAACGTAGGTTTATACCTGCTACCTTATTCGATAATCCTTACCTAGCAGATGATGGTATGTATGAGGCTAATCTTCTGTCGTTACCTGAGCATCAGCGAAGGCAGCTGCTGGAAGGTGACTGGGATATTAACGAAGGCGCAGCCTTTCCAGAGTTTAATCGTAAGGAACATGTAATAGAGCCTTATGATATACCTAACAGCTGGGTAAAGTTTAGGGCTTGTGACTATGGTTATGGTTCTGCTACAGGAGTTCTCTGGTTTACTGTAACTCCATCTGAACAATTAGTTATATACAGAGAAATGTATGTTTCTAAGGTTACTGCTACAGATCTAGCAGATATGATACTAGAAGCAGAGGATGGTGAAAAGATACGTTATGGTGTTCTCGATTCTAGTTTATGGCATAATCGTGGTGATACTGGGCCATCACTGGCTGAGCAGATGATCATGAAAGGTTGTCGGTGGAGGCCTTCAGATAGATCTAGAGGCTCTCGTGTAGCTGGTAAAAACGAAATACATAGACGCTTACAAATGGATGAGTTTACAGAAGAACCTAGAATGGTCTTTTTTAATAACTGTACCAACACTGTATCTCAAATACCTGCTATACCTTTAGATAAGAATAATCCTGAAGATGTAGATACACATGCAGAAGACCACTTGTATGACGCCCTTAGGTACGGTATAATGACTAGACCTAAAAGTAATCTGTTTGATTTTGATGCAAACAATCACAGTTCAGGATTTCAAGTTTCAGACGCAACCTTTGGCTATTAAGGATAAGACATGGAAGAAGATGAATTTTTTGAAGATACAATGGAGTCTGTAGATTCTAATGCATTGGATGATATTAAAAAAGAAGATCAGTCTGACCCAGCCTCAGGCACTATCATAAGTTTAGTTCAAGAGAGGTATAATAAAGCCTCTACTGCTCGTGAAACTGAAGAGCACCGTTGGATTCAAGCTTATCGTAACTATCGTGGTCTTTATGGACCTGATGTTCAATTTACTTCAACAGAAAAATCTAAAGTATTTGTTAAGGTTACTAAGACAAAAGTACTTGCTGCTTATGGTCAAATCGTAGAAGTTCTTTTTGGTAGTAATAAATTCCCTATTAGTATTGAGCCAACCACACTACCTGAAGGTGTAGCTGAATCTGTATACTTTGAATCTAATCCAGATATGCAAAAGGCTAAGGGTGGACCTAGCGAAGAAGATAAGAAACTTCTTCCTGGAGAAACTATGGGAGATCTCCGAGAACGTTTAGCTGGGATGCAGGACAAGTTTGAACCTGTTATGGACCTTCTTAAAGAAGGTAATGGTAAGACTGCTACAGAAATTACTTTTCATCCAGCAATGATCTCTGCAAAGAAAATGGAGAAACAAATCCATGATCAACTTGAAGAGTCAGGTGCTAATAAACAACTACGTGTAGCAGCTTTTGAATGCGCTTTGTTTGGTACAGGTGTTATGAAAGGTCCGTTTGCAGTAGACAAAGAGTATCCAAGTTGGTCTGAGGAGGGAGAATACTCTCCAACTTACAAGACTATACCACAAACTTCTTCTGTATCCATCTGGAATTTTTATCCAGATCCTGACGCATCTAATATGGATGAAGCAGAATACGTGGTTGAACGGCACAAGATGTCTCGTTCACAACTACGTTCACTAAAACGTAGACCTTTCTTCCGTTCTAACTCTATTGATAATGCTATTTCATTAGGGGAGTCCTACACTAAAGAGTGGTGGGAACAAGCTATGGAAGATGATACTCAAGACGCTAAAGCAGAACGTTATGAAGTTTTAGAGTTTTGGGGGAATGTAGATAAAGAAGTTCTTGAAGGCCATGATATTGACATACCTTCAGAGCTTTCTGACATGGATGAACTGAGTGTAAATATTTGGATCTGTAATGGTCAAGTGTTACGTCTAGTCATGAATCCATTTACACCAACAATTATACCTTACTTCTCTATGCCTTATGAGGTTAGCCCTTATAGCCTTTTTGGGATTGGCATTGCAGAAAACATGGATGACACTCAAACCCTAATGAATGGGTTTATGCGTATGGCAGTAGACAATGCTGCACTATCAGGCAACATGCTTATTGAGGTTGACGAGACGAATCTCGTCCCAGGGCAAGACCTCTCCGTGTATCCAGGGAAGGTGTTTAGGAGACAGGGAGGGGCGCCTGGTCAAGCTATTTTTGGCACCAAGTTCCCTAATGTATCTAACGAAAACATGCAGATGTTTGACAAGGCAAGGGTCTTAGCGGATGAGTCAACTGGATTCCCATCTTTTGCACATGGTCAAACAGGGGTATCTGGCGTTGGCCGTACTGCCTCTGGTATCAGTATGCTTATGTCTGCTGCCAACGGCTCTATCCGTAACGTAGTTAAGAATGTAGATGACTACCTACTTGGACCATTAGCTAAAGCATTCTTTAGTTTTAACATGCAGTTTAATTACAATGAAGAAATTAAAGGTGACCTTGAAGTAAAAGCTCGTGGGACTGAAAGCTTAATGGCTAATGAAGTACGTAGCCAACGTCTAATGCAATTCTTACAAGTTGTACAAAATCCTGTACTAGCCCCATTTGCTAAGATGGATTATATTATCCGTGAGATTGCCAAGTCTATGGATCTTGATCCAGATAAGCTTGTCAACTCTATGTCTGATGCTGCAATTCAAGCTGAGATACTTAAAAAGTTTAAAGCTGAAAATCCACCACCAGCACCTGAACCAGGTGTACCACCACAAGGTGGTCCTCAGGGCGCTCCTGCCGGCGCACAGGTACAGGACACTCAAGGTAGCGGAGGTGGTAACATAGGGACAGGCACTGCACCTGTGCCGGGAGAACAAGGCTTCTCAGGTAACACTGGCCAACAACAGGTACAATGAAACTAGTCGTGAACAATACGCTAAAACCTTTTGTAAATAACCCAGAGTTATACACTCCGTTTATCGAAGAGATTGCTGAACGGATAGCCTTTACACACGTAACACTAGAACAGTCTAGGGAGATTGATGAGATCTACAGGCTACAAGGTGAGATACGTGCACTAAGATCACTACTACGTTTAAGGGACAAAATTAATGGCAGCTCTTAAAAATCAAATGCAATCTATGCTACCGTCTGCTGATGATGATATTCGTCCAGAAGATTACCCTCAGTATAAACCTGACGACTTTACTGGTAGAAGTTTTGCGGCTGATTCCTTTCAAGAAACCAAAGATAGGTTTATGGATGCAGGTAAGATTGATGTAGACCCTGATGATCCTGCTATCTTTACTGCATACAAACGTGCTGTAGATTATCTTAAAGACACGGGGCTTGCAGGTTTAGGTTTAGCTGACACCGCATTTAAATACGCTGTAGGTTCTGTAGCTCAGGTTATGCCAACAGAGCAACTAGAAAAACGTATGGCTAGAGATCTTTACTCTATGCCAGAAGCCTTTGGTGGAGCTGCAGGTGCTAAGAGTATAACTCAACTTGACGATGCAGCTGATGCATTTCTTGCAGGATCTAAGCAAGTAGCACAAAAGCTAAAAACAGAGTATGACCCTACGATGGTTAGAAGCTTTGTTGGTGCTACTCCTCCTACTTATCAAAAACGTGAAGATCCTTTATCATCTTATGTCTATGTAGATGAGGAAGATACAAACGATAAAGTTTTAGATATTTATAATCTTAAATCTTTAATGTTTAGAGAACCTATTGCTGAATTTGCAAAAACTGTAAATATACCTAAAAAAGGTTTACTGGGTTCAGAGTTTTTAAGTCAAATAAAAAAGAATCCATCTACCCCAGAAACTTCTATACAAAATGAAATTATAGATCCTAGTAAAAGATATACTAGAGATGAATTACTTGACGTTGTAGAAGGAAGGGGTATATCTCAAAGTTTTGCAAACATAGCTGAAAATAAAGTAACTCAATTTGAACAGTATCAACGACAGCGTAGAGATGCAGGTTTTGTAGGTGGAACTGAGATTGACTATTTTGATATACCTGTAGTATCTAATGTAGGATTTCCAGGTAAAAAATTTAAAGCTCATTCTCAACACTATGAGGATGGAACTCTAGTCCATGTTAGGGGATCTATTATAGATAGTAGTGTTCCTTTCTCTGAATTCAACACTGGTCCTAATGGCGAAATAGTTATTGATTCAACTAGGAATTTTACAGACTTTGATAATATTATTGACAAGAGTAACTTTTTACTTGTAGAAGAAATTCAATCTGATCTCCTTACTAAGGGTTATGTAAAACCTAAAAGTCCTTTTGACGCAGATTTTTCTAAGGCTATTGAAGACTATAACAGTTTTTCTTCTGTCAGTTATCAAGAGGCTTTTAGTACTATAGACAAAGAAATTAAAAATGTAGTTAAAGAACTTGAAAATGACGGTGTAAAAATACCTAAGGTGGGTGGTTTAGATTTTGAAGAGTTTGATCGTTTTAAAAATAGAGCTAAAGAAGCTGGAGGGTATGTTACTTTTGAAGATTTAGCTAAACACTTGGGTGTTCAAGATGCATCATTTGAAGATGCAGACTCTGCTATTTTAGATTTGTTGCAAGAAGATCTTAATATTGTAGGTCCAGACTTAAATGAATATTCAGCCGAACAATTTAAAATAGACAGTCAGGTTTATCATACTATATTAGGGCAATTTTATCCTTACTATAAAGACAAAGGTTTTAAAGCTTATGAAGAAAATGAAAAAGAGTTTTTTACTACAATCTTTGAAAAACTTAAAAATAAAAAGATAGATAAAGAGATAGATGTAGCCGAATTTTCTGATATTTATGCTAGTTATTTAACTAATATTAATAAAGCAGATTCAATTAAAAACGTAGGACTACCACCAATACGAAAGAATAAGCAAGCTGTAGATGAGGCACTTAAAGTCCTTATAGCTAAAGCAGCACAGCAGGGTGTAGATAAAATTGTTATTCCACCAGCAAGTCGTATTGCTTTAGCTAGAGGTAGGGAGCTTAAAAAAGATAAGGGTGACAGGTTCTATCGAACCTATGTAACTGACTTAAACAAATCTTTAAAAGAACTTGAAGATAATTACCCTGTGGTAGTACATAGAGATGTTGAGCTACCGTACCGCAGTAAAGCTGATGTAGATGATGGTGACCCTTTTGGGATGATGAATGAGCCAGACTTTACTGAGATCGATGAAGATGGTGTTGCCTTACAAGCTGCAATAGATGCACAAGATGCAGGTGCTATAATTGAAACTAGCGCTAAAATACTTGGTGCTGATAACAAAGGTACAATCTTAGACATCTCAAAATTAATTAATGAATACAGAATAGAACAACCAAGACAGTTTGCCGAAGGGGGCGTAGCAATGAACGAACAAATGGAAATGGCCTTTATGCAACAAGGTGGACTAAAAGATGATGGCATGAGGCAAGACCCAGTGTCAGGTAATGAAATACCTAATGGCTCTATGGCTTCAGAGGTACGAGATGATATTCCTGCTCAGTTGTCTGAAGGTGAGTATGTTGTACCTGCTGATGTCGTCAGATTCTTTGGTGTAAAATTCTTTGAGGATCTTCGTTCAGAAGCAAAAATGGGCTTGCAGTCTATGGAGGCTAATGGTAGAATAGGTGGTGAGCCAGTACCTATGGAGACTGGTGAGTTATCTGATGAAGAGTTTGCAAGACTGCTACAACAAGAGCTTGGTGGAACCTTAACGACTCAAAATGCAGAACCTATAAAAGCTGCTGAAGGTACCTATGTTCCAGGTCAAATGTCCTCTTTTAATCCTGATAACTATGGTTTAGGTTTTTCTCTGACTCCTGGATACACTCCACCTGCAGCAGTGGGTACAGAGCCTGTTGTAGAAACTGAAGCTTCTTGTGCAGCAAAAGGTATGGTCTTAGGTCCAGACGGAGTGTGTATAGTTGCACCACAAGCTAAAAATGATAATGACAATGATGGACCTATAGTACCTGCTCCTGCAGCAGGTGGAGGTCAAGGCTTAGGTGGAGCTTGGTATGGGGAAGATGAACAAAAAATGTTAAACGACCCTGAAGCTTACATTAAAGAGCAACTAGCTAGAGGTGGAATGCTTGACAGTGGCTTAGCTAAAGCTGGTGCAATGGCATTACCAGGTGGCTTGGGTTTAGTACTAGGAGGAGTAAACCTTTATAATGATACAAAAGGTATTGCTAATGCTAGAACTGCACTTATGATTGCTAAAGCCAGAGGAACTTTAAGTGCTGAAAAAATAGAAAGCCTTGAAAATGCAATTAGTAAAGATGTCCAAGGTAACTTTATTGTAGATAAAGATGGTCAAGGTTTAGGTGTAGGCACTGGCATAAATCAGTATAAAGATTACCTTAAGGAATTAGGTCTTACAAATATAGATGAAATAGCTTCAGGTAAAAACAAAGAGTTTTTAGAAGCAACTAATTCTCGTGCATCTGGTTTTGCTACTAGGGCAATGCAAGACCCAGAAAAACGTAAAGCTATGCTAGATCAGATAAATAAAAGATCTAAAGAAAAACAAGCGGAAATAGATGCTAGAGCAAGCAGTGGTAGTGATAATGATGATAGGCAAAGCGCAGCTGATGCAATGAAAGATAGATTAGATAGAATGGCTAAAGCTGAAGGTCAATCTGAAGGTTTTCAAGGTAGTGTAACTAGTGGTGCTGTTTATGCAGGAGGCAACAGAGCCGCAGGTGGCTTAATGCTCAAAAAGAAACGTAAGAAAAAATAAGGCTACTCGGCTACGGCTGACCCCAACATAAGGAGAATAATATGCCTGAACTAGCAGAAGTGGAAACCCCAAAGACTGCAGGATTCGTTGATCGTGGATATAACAACGCAAAGCGTAAACAACGAATGGAAGACGAAGAAAAGGAGATTGCAGAACTTGAAGCTAAAGCAAGGGGAGAAATCCCAGTAGATGCAGAAGAAGAAGTTGAAGAAGCTACCCAAGAAGCAGAGACCAATACAGAAGTTAAAGAAGAAACGTTATCTGCAGAAGAAAAGTCTTTTAAAAAACGATATGGTGATCTAAGACGTCACATGCAGCAGAAAGAAAAAGAGTGGGACGAAAAGTTAGAAACCCTACAATCTGCTAAAGGTAATGTTACACCACCTAAGTCCGACGAAGATATTGAAGAGTGGGCTAAACAGTATCCTGATGTAGCTGGCATAGTAGAAACTATTGCAGCTAAAAAAGCACAAGAAATGTTTAGTAAAGCTGATACTCGACTAAAAGAACTTGATGAAGCTCAGGCAGAAGCTTACCGTGTTAAGTCAGAAAATGAAATTCGTAAGTCACATTCAGACTTTGATGACCTACGTCAATCAGATGAATTTCATGATTGGGCTGATGAACAGCCTAAGTGGGTTAAGGATGCACTATATGAAAATGCAGACGATCCAGCTTCAGTAGTCCGTGTTATTGACTTGTATAAGTCAGACAAGGGTCTTACCAAGGAAGCTAAAAAAGCAAACAAAAAAGCAGCAGCCTCTACAGTTACTAAGCGTAGTAGAACTCAGGTAGATGTAGCTGATGCTAATGGTACAATTCGTGAGTCAGATGTAGCTAATATGTCCGATAAAGAATTTGAAGAACGTGCAGACGAAATTAACAAAGCAATGCGCAATGGTAAATTTGTCTATGACGTGTCTGGTAATGCCAGATAAACTGTTGACAAATAAAAAAGCAACAGTATAACTAGGGACATAGAACAAAAGCCTCTATATGACTACCTTTTGTTCTAACCCAATTTCCAATAAAGTCTAAACGTATGAGAACTACCTGTTCAAGTATAGGCCCGTACATCTAACGGTTGGCCGACTGTTAGTCTAACGCACCCTAGAAAATGTAACAGCCTCTTATTGGTATTAGCTTTTAGATAAGCCAACTATCAGGAGGATTTATTATGGCTTTTACATCAGCAGGAGGACACGGTAACTTACCTAACGGTAACTTTAGTTCCGTAATCTACTCCAAAAAAGTGCAGCTTGCTTTCCGCAAGAGCACAGTATGTGGTGACATCACCAACTCTGATTATTTTGGGGAGATTTCTGCCCAAGGTGATACAGTTAAAATCATTAAAGAACCTGAGATTTCCGTAAGCA